TAGAGATTGAGGGCGGTGTTTTCATAGGGGGCCGCCACACTCGCGGCGCCGGCTTCCTCAAGGATTGCGAGAAATACAACACGATGGCGGCAATGGGCATCCGCCTGATTCGCCTCACCCCGCAGCAAGTCAAAAACGGAGAGCTTGAGACATGGCTGAGAAAGATAGCGGCTTAGTGACCCGGCACGACGTCTACTTTTGGAGTGCGGTGGCGGTCGGTTTGTGGCTGGCGAAAATCATTGCGGATTGGGCCGGCCTGTGAACTCCGACCGCCCATTCATGCTGCGGATACTTCCGGGGTGCCCCGCCACGAAGGCCGATAGGTTTTCGCCGCGATGGGGATATGCGGGGACCGTGAGGCGCAAACTGAAAAAGATGACGCCGGAGATTTGGGCAGAGATTCAAAAGAGGTCTGGTCCGAGAAAGATCGAGGGCTACTTGTTTGAAGGGATACAGCTGACTACGAACGATTAAAGAGACCAGAAGCCGCAAACAAAGGAGCGGACGGAAATGAATGCAAAGGCAAGATTCTTGGAATGGGCGCTGTGGCGGCTGGAGCCGAGCTTTAGCATCCCGACCCGCTCCACTCCGTTGCAGCGCATCAGGGACGACCAAGAGAACGCTGGGGCGTCTACGGGCGGGTTCCACTACGACATGCTTGGCCCGACCGAGGATGACCCGGAGACCGTAGCCGGTATGCCAGACGGCGGCATGGCGGACATTGTTGAGCGCATGGCCGGCGCAATCGATCACGACAACAGGTGCCGTGAGATAGACCGGCTGGTGTGCGAGATGCGGGCAAGGGCGCGTGATTACTGGAACCTGGTTGATGTCACGTTCAGCGGGACGCACCCGAGGGACATCATGCGCGGCTCGCATACCGCAGCGGCGGCGCTGGGGATAGGCGAGGGCGAGTACCGGACCCGCATGAGGGCCATCTATGAGTGGGCCGAGTCGCGTTTAGGCATTTCCCGGACAAAAGGTAGTAAATCGCAGGATAAGCGGTATGCCTATAGTGTCCGGTAGGCCACACGCACACAAAATATTGTGGTATAAAGGCTCCACGGCGTGCTCCGTCCGGAGTTCGGCCAAAGAGAACAAGAGGGCGGTTTAGGCCCCGGCAAATGGGACAAGAAGAAAAAGAGCACTACGTTTACGCAATATGCTGCCCAGATGGCGGCAACAAAGTTTACGTAAAGTTCGGGCGCTCAATTAACGTGGCGCAGCGCCTACGAGAGCTAAAGACCGGGTGCCCGCTGCAACCAATGGTCGTTTACAGCGCAAGGATCGGCCGCCTTAGTAGGGCCAGCCAGTTCGAGAAAATGCTTCACGGCATGTTTGGCGAGAAACACGAAACCGGGGAATGGTTCAAATTCCGAACGTGGGATCTTGAAGAAATGGCTGCTAGGTGCAAGGCTGCGCTGGCGACATTCGACGACAAGGCATCTTGGGTGGGCCACGACGCAAGAATCCTTCTTAAGCACCCCGAGTCCAGTTGGCTCTGGACCAAGAAATACAAAAGAGCCGCATAGAACAAACAACGCGGCCCCCTGACCTCCTTAGGTCTGGGAAGGCCCAATAGCAAATCCGCGCATGGTGAACCCAGCCTACAAGCGCAGCAGGACGCGGTTACCTGCACAACGATCAACAAACCGGGAACGGGCCCGAAAGGACCGCAACACCCGACCTGAATTGACAGGTCCGAACCGTGGACGCACGGGGAAGCCGGTTATCTACAGCGCATCAAGCCGAGCTAGCGCCTCATCCTTCGGGATTAACCATAGCCGCTAAATCGTTCGCGCTTGGTGCGCCCCTATCCAGGGAGCATGAATGCTCTACGCCCTCCCGCTAGTAATCGTGCTGACAAGCTGCTGCACATTGCAGGCAACCCACACTGGTGTTGACAGCTCGCCTTATGTGCAGTGCGGCGTTCTAAAGATGGGGATTGCAGATGAACCAAGTGCTTACCCCTGAAGCGATGGCCGAGCTTACCGATCTGGACGGCTTCAACCTGGACGAAGTGTTTGCCCTGACCCACGGGTATCTGGTGAGCCTGAAGGGCTTGCCCCCTAGTCCTGGGGTGGTGTGGGTGAGCGAGTCCGCCAGTTCAAGGGTGCATTGATGAAAGCCGAAGTGGCCTGCGGGCGGTGCTTGAGGGCCGGCGCAATGAGGAGGCGGGCCGCCGCGACGAGGAAGCGCGCCCGCGCTAAGTTCGAGAATTGGTTGCGCCGCAACAAAATACCATTTTAACCATGAAGAACAAACCCACCAAGAAAACCGGCCGCCGCAAGGGCGGCTTCAGCGTCCCCAAGCGTCACTCAAAGGACAAATACAGGTACTAGATGAAAACCTACTGGCAGGTAGAGTTCCAGGACTTTCGCGGCAGCATCATCCGCTACAACTTCAAGTTTGCCACTAGGCCAGATGCCGAGCGGTTCATGGCAAGCCAGCGCAAGCCGAACATGAGCGCAGTGGAGATTGTCCCAGACGACCCTAGGCCGGAACCCGAGCCGGAGCCAATCGACCGCGATCCTGGCGACGAGGCGGCGAGCATCGAGGGCGACGATTCCAAAGACGCGCTGCACGCAAAGGCCGAGCTGACAAAAGCCCGCAAGATTGCTGCGCTGCAAAAGGCTAGGGCGGCGAAGGCTGCCAAGAGGGCCGCTATGGTCCCCGTGGAACATTCAGGCGCGGCTTAGGCAAAACAAGGGGATAAGTTCAGAGTCATGGGCGCACCAGAGGGCAACCAGTACGCCAGGAAGGCCAAGCTGTTTGAGGGCGCGATCAAACGCGCGCTGGCCCGCCATTCCGGCACCGTGGACGGCGGCCTAGACAAGCTGGCCGACGTTCTTGTGTCTGATGCCATCGACAAGGGGGACCCGTTTGCCCGCCGCGAGATTGCCGACCGCATCGACGGCAAGCCGCATCAGAGCGTGGCGGTGAGTGGCGACGAGGACGCCCCGCTGGTGACCCGCGTCGAACTAGTGCCGTTGAGTGCAAAGCGCACAGGTTGAGCTGCCGGAAAAGCTGATTCCGGTATTTGAGGGTGAGGCGGATGTAAGGGGGGCTTATGGCGGCCGTGGTTCGGCCAAGACCATGAGCTTCGCCAAGATGACGGCGGTTCGGGCCTATGTGTGGGACATGGCCGGCAGGACCGGGGTCGTTCTGTGCGCCCGCGAATACATGAACTCGCTGGACGAGTCGAGCCTTGCTGAAGTGAAGGCTGCAATCCAGTCCGAGCCGTGGCTGTCGCAGCACTTTGAGATTGGCGAGAAGTACGTCCGCACGCTGAGCGGGCGCATCAAGTACGTGTTTTCCGGCCTGGACCGGAATATCGACAGCATCAAGAGCAAGAGCAAGATTCTGCTGTGCTGGGTGGATGAGGCTGAGCCCGTCACCAGCAGCGCATGGCAGACGCTGATCCCCACGCTTCGTGAGGAAGATAGCGAGCTGTGGGTGACGTGGAACCCGGCCCGCAAGGGCACGGAACTGCACCAGAACGCTGACTACAGGTTCCGGCAGACCAAAGACCCGCGCTACAAGGTCGTCGAGTTGAACTGGCGGGATAACCCCAGGTTCCCCGAGAAGCTTGACCGCGATAGGCAGCGCGACCTTAAGAACAACCCGGACCAGTACGAGCATATCTGGGAGGGCGGCTATGCCACGGTAGCCGCTGGAGCCTACTTCGCCCGCGACCTCGCGCTAGCCAAGGGCGAAGGGCGGATTGGCCGGGTAGCCGCAGACCCGCTGATGGCGATACGGGTCTTTGTAGACATTGGCGGAACCGGCGCAAAGGCCGATGCGTTCGCCATGTGGGTTGCACAGTTCGTCGGGAAAGAAATCCGCGTTCTGGACTACTACGAGGCCGTCGGGCAGCCCTTGGCCGCTCATGTGGCGTGGCTGCGCAGCAAGGGCTACGAGCCGGGCAAAGCCTCCATATGGCTCCCGCATGACGGCGCGACCAATGACCGGATTGTCGAGGCGAGCTTTGAGAGCGCGTTTAGGCAAATCGGCTACGCGGTGACGGTTGTAAAGAATCAGGGCGCTGGCGCTGCGAAAGAGCGCATCGAAGCCATGCGCCGGAACTTCCCCCGGATGTGGTTCAACCAGGCAACGACGCAGGCCGGCCTTGATGCACTGGGCTGGTATCACGAAAAGAAAGACGAGGCCCGGAACATCGGCCTCGGGCCCGAACATGACTGGTCCTCACACGGCAGCGACGCCGCCGGATTAATGGCAATCGTCGCAGAGCAGCCGATGCCCGGCGCGGCCGGGAAGATCAACTACCCAAAGATCGAGTACGC